GCGTAAAGAGGTGCGTTATGGTTTTTTACGGGTACGAACTTACCTTCATCTGCGTAATCTCCCGCAATTACAATGTTATCACCCGCCCATGAACCTATGAGTGGATTATCACTTCTTAAATCTCCACCACCACGATTGTTGCCATCTGCAAGTAGAATTGCTAATCCTTGCATGATTGACGTTCCGTCCGATGAAAACTCCATTAACTTTGAACCACTACCAAATGTGTGTGGCTCTAAATACTGACCTTTTGTGGTATTAACCACCTTATAATACTGTCCCATGTCTAAATGTTTAAAGGGTTATTAAATGATTACTGATACAAATATAACAAATATTATTTTAATTACGCAAAACTTTTTTGTAAATCTACCTGTGCTACCATTGGATGGCCTATTGTGAGACTTTTATCTTCAGGATCAAAGCCATTTACTACAAGCCAATGTCTAAATTCATTTAATTGCTCTAACATAAAATCCATTCGGGTATTATCTTTGCCCCATTCTATATCAAAATCACCAGCGGCTTCAGTCTGACTTTTAAGTGTGCTAGTAACAAGTTCGTCGATTCGACTGTCTGCACCTTCATCGTTGAACACTTCCCAATGATGTTTGCCTACAGCTTTGTTTACACCTACATACACACCTCCGGTAGGACGAGCTATGGTATCCACACCAAACAATTCATAATCTGCAGATTCCAAAGTGAATCGTGGTGCATGTAGCCAGCACATAAGTTGACTAGGACGTCTCCATTCTGGTGCCTGTATTGCTTTACGCATGCTTAATATAAGACTTTCTGCTTCGTGACACAACAGATTCAATTGACGTATATGCCATCTAGTAGTGGCATCTGCGGCTGTATAAAAAGGACTTATAGCTCCGCTCACGCCTTGTAAATCTTCGAAATAAGTATGCAAGCGGTTAAACTTGTCATGGTTGACCCGCATGCCTGGTTTCATGCTTCCCACAGGACCGGGCATTACAGCATTTTCTGGGGAGAAATAATCTTCGATGATGTAGCCTATATTGGCTGAATTTATATATTCAAATGTGAGATTTATTTGATCACAAATGTACTTTAAGTTTCTGTCTGCTTTATCAAAGCCTACAAAACAATAGTTTTTTTCCAAATGATAATTATTTGCTAGCAAATTATTTAAACTGTTGTAGTATTTTATCAAGTGTAAATTCGTCGCGGCGTATGTGTTCGAGTTCAAGTATTCTACGTTTACCTTTTTGCATACCTTCTCGGTATTCATTGGGCCATTGCTCTTCCATGGTAGGACGCTGTTTAAGTTGTAGTAATACATCGCGCAACGCCGGCGAATTTACACTAGTAATTATTTCATCTACCTTGCGATCCAGTATTTCTCTTGGTAACGCAAGCGGACTCAATATAACGTCTGGCGTAAAAGTAAAAACAACCTTTGCAAGTATTTCCACATTTAATTGGTCTGCTAGTTGTTGAATACGTTCTACTTCAAATAATCCCGGCAACGTTAATGTAAAGTCTATGCGCCACTGTCTGCTGTAACGCATTATTTCTAATCCTTTGCGAAAATTGTTATACCATTCATCATAGTTTAATCCAGTGCGTATGTATTCACCAATTTGCCCTGTACCATCCAGACTGGCACATATCTGATAATCTCTAATATTTTTCAATATGTCTTTGTAAAGATCTATACCTTTGTACTCAGTTCTACTGAGGTTAGTATTATAACGAGCATAAAGTCTTGGGCCGTCGCCAAGCTCAATTATACGACTCATGTAGCGCCAATGTTGTTCGTACATCAGCGGTTCGCCGCCTACCCAATATATTTCTTCTATGTTGTGATTTTCTACAGCCCGGGAGAATTCTTCTTCTACCGTGCTCATCTGGAATGCTATTATATCTTTTTTGATGTCTGGATGCATCCAAGCATTTTTTGGATTGCTCCAGTTGATCATGTTGTTTTTACGTTGTTCGGTTTCCCACGCACTACTCAGCATGTCCCCACAAGTGCGACATTTAAAATTACAAAGGTTGCTAAAACGGTAATCCCAACTAACAACAGGGCTAGAAGTTCGTCCTGACTCATCGGTGGTTTCCCAAATCTCCTCGTAACGATGTTTGAATAAATGCCAGAAATAATCTCTGTAAACGTCTGTATTCAAAAGTTTTTTGTCGCAAACTTCACACTCAGGAGGAAGTTCTCCTGCCATCATTTGTCTTCTTATTCTGCGTACATGCTCGCTGTTCCACCACTCATCCAGGCTCATTGGCTCATAACGCCCGCTGCCGGCACTTGTATCAATGTACTGTTCAAAGTTTTGCGCTGGTTCTCTACTGGCACAACACAGTCTACGTTCAGTTTGTGGACTAAGATAAGTATGAGTCCACGGTGCCATGCATAGATTTTCAGGTTTGGTTTTTGGTTTCTTCGGCATCATGCACTCTTTTGCGTAGATCACTGCTGCTGAATCTGTGATCTCTTTTGTTAAAATGCAAGTCAATATCACGTTTGCGACAAATGTCTTTTCCTGTAAATTCTTTGTCGCGATATTCTTCGCCTAGGAATCTAACATCAATTTGAAATAGCTCTAGTATATCTATTACATCTTCTTCTGTTTGATAGGGAACAATCTCATCAACAAATTTAAGTGCATTTAACTGAGCATAACGTTCTACCATTGTTTGTATTGGACGATTTTTTGTATCTGGACGATCAATTGTAGGATCACTTTGCAACCCTACAATCAGATAATCACAATGCGTTTTTGCTTCACGCAACATACCTATGTGTCCTGCGTGTAACAAATCAAATGTGCTAAAAGTTATTCCTACTTTCATCGTTGTGGTCCGTGGTAATCTATTGCTTGTGCAAGTTCAGGGTGATGTGTTCTTAGGTCTACGCTGCGTTTCCAATCTAGATCTTCTACTTTCATTCGCAGTATGTTACCATCTATTTCTACCCCGCCCTGTATAAAGTCAATTATCTTGTCAAATTCTTTTCTGTGAAACTGCGATACACTTGCTGACTCTAATCTGGCAATTGCAATTTCTTTAGCTTTTTCCGGTAGAGTACTTACACTTAGATAGTATGCTTCATGTAACATGTTCCAATATACGAAGTCAAAGTCTTGTTTATCTATCCAATTTGCTAAATCTTCTAAGTACATTACATTGTAAACATTAACTGTAGAACATACTTGTAATTGTACACGACTATTGCGGCTTCTTAGTTGCCGGAATAGTTCTAAATTGTCTACTGCTTCTTGCCAAACTGCATTGGTTCTTTGATATTCAAATCTCTCATGCAAATCATCAAAACTAAAAGCAACTTCAACAGTTTTGAAATGACTCCATAATTCTTCAGCGTGTTCCGGATAGTGCGTTCCATTCGTATTATAATGTATTTCTACATTATTTGCAATACCTTTATCAACTATGCTTTGTAAAAGATCAAAATGCTCACGAATCATAAAAGGTTCGCCGCCGGTGAATTCTATATAGGTAATATTATCAATAATATCATCCAATCCAGACCAAAAATCACTGTTCTCTCTAGGCCATGCTCCATCTTTTAACATCTGTCTATGGAATTCATTATCTCTATCATATCGTAATTCTTCAGCCGCGAATTGACTACTACTCCAGCTTCCGCATATACGACATTTCAAGTTACAGATATTTCCTAACTTCAGATCTAGAAATTGTAAAGGTTTAGCATCTGCAGACCACTCTGTATCAGTGACAATATGTTTTAGCCTATCTAAGGTGTGCATGCGCTTACTGGTACGTCCTGCACGTTCCTCGTTCCAGCACTTACGGCATGTCTGCGGAGTTTTGCCGTCTAAAAACTGTTGTCTTAGACGTTGCATGTATTCACTGTTTTGCACTGTTTGTAAATCAGTGGAAATCAGTTTGTATTTGTTACCAAGCTCGTCTTTAATTTCGTCTTCTGCTAAACAGCAAGGACGCACTGTGCCTATTGGACTGGTTTCTAAACTTATCCATGGCAATACGCAAAACTTTTCATGTGGTATTTTCAAAACATATCCTTTAATTCTGGTATAACACTTAGTAGGTTTTCTTTTCTGATAGCATCCAGTTGATGTGTTTTCTGAACAAACTGTAATTGTAAATGGCTATTGTCCATGCTATCTAAATAATTTAAAGCACTTTCGAAGCCTACAGTGGCTCTATTTAAACGATCCAATGGTCGTAGCCATTCTAAATGTTGCTCGTACTTTTCTCTTATTTGAGATTTTAATTCAGGACCTGCAATGTCAATTCTATAATGTGCTGGGTCTTGCAAGATGTTGACATTTAAGTCTTGTGCTTGAATAAATCCTTTGTCGACCCATTCCCGATGAAAGTCTGGTAAGTGCAGTGCATTCATAATACTGAGTGTAGGCGAGATATAAAAATCAACACCAGGACATATTTCCATCATTAGTCTACGATTTTCTTCTACAACATTCCAACGTGTGCCTTTGCGTATATACTCTGCTCGTGGACCCATAGCATCTAAACTGGCACCTACTGCTACGCTGTCAAACTTTTTCCAATAATCAAATACCAAGCGATTTTTGAGTTTGACATGTGTAAAGTTTGTATTGTATACCAATCGCACATCAAAGCGGCCTCTGCGTTCTAATTCTTCTAAAATTAGATAATGTTCTTCCATCATCAATGGCTCGCCACCAGCAAAGTATATCTGTTCTACATAATCTAGATGCGGCTCTAGTTGTTCCCAAATATCTGTTTCGTAACGACCAGCAAAATTTAAAGGCGTATTTTTTTCAGCATAATTATCGCCGGCTAGTGCAACTTGATCTTTAAACCAACTGCTTGAAAAAATATGACCGCAACTTCTGCAACTCAGATTACACAAATTACTGTAACGAATATCCCAATAGGTCATATTGAACTCATTGTATGTTCCATCGTCTAAGGTTGCATCCACACGCTCTATCAAATGTCCGTGATGCTTGTTTGCACTTAGTCTCCCGCTGAAAAACCCGCTAGCTTCTTGTTCATAACAACGAGTACAATAATTGTTTTCTCTATTGTTTAACATATCCACACGAAGTTCTTTCATGCGGTCACTGTTCCATATTTCTTTTAAACTTTTTTCTTTGGTTGTACCCAGTGGTCCGTTTTTCATTTCACTATGACAGCAGGGCCAACTTTCGCCTGTAGGGAAAGCGTGTAAATGAATCCATGGATACATACAGAAAGTACTGCTTTCGGTAAGCAAATACTTTTGATCTTCTGTTATGTCCTTTAGATCTATTTTGTGTGGTATGACACTATTATACTCAGATTTGCTTTCATTCAAATCAACATTTATAAAGTCGTCGATTACTTGTTCAATGGTAATAGGAACATTATCTGTGCTATTGTCTTTTAAAAACTCTGTGTCAACTATATTGTTAGTTAAAACTATGACAAAGAAATTACTAATATCAATTTTGTTTAATGCTTTTTGTAAACTTAATAAAACATTATTGGTTATATTTTGTTGACATTCTGCTTTAGCAGTTAAAATAAAGATTAATCGTTGGTTATTTTCATAATGGTCTTGTCGAATGTTTAATAATTTTTGTTCTAACCAATCACTGCGTTTGTACATAGACATACTAAACCATTCATTTAAATCTACTATGTTTAATATATTGTATTCATTGTTTAAGGATTGTAATTGTTTTTCAACTGTATTCATAGTTCGTTGTACCAGTCCGCAAGTTGTGGAAATGTATTTTCAAAGCTCTTATGTCTACGCAAATCATATTGTTCAAAAAACTGTTTGAAATCATTGTGTAATCTAGGCATCTCAAATGCTTCACTGTGAGGAGTCTTGACAACGTCTAGATAATCAATTAATCTCCTCAGGTGTGCTATTTCATGCGGTTGTACAACTTCGCAAGCACTGTTTTCGTTCATCCAGTTTTCCAATCTGTTTCTATGCTGTGTGCGAATTTTATCTGGTAATACCAATGGACTTTGAAAACTGGGAAACCGCAGAATATTTAGTGTAAAATTTGGAAAATCCTTGCCGTATTCTCTTTTCCAATCTAACATTTTATCTAAAAATTCAGGCAAACTTTCTAAACATAAAGCGTTAATTGTATTCATAACGTGTAGTCCTCTTAGCTTACCACTGCGCATCAAGAACTCCATATTGTCACACCATTGGTACCAGTCAAGTCCATCTCGAATGTATTCGGCATGTGCGCCTACACTTTCATTACTGGTATATAGATCAACTTCTATACCATCGATCGCATCTAACAGTTTCTCTAAGTTACCTTGGTCGAATCCTAAATTGCTGTTGATAGCAAGTCTGGTTTTACTACGCCCAGGATTGTTTTTAAACCATTCTATAAGTTTCCAAGTATGTCCACTCATCAATGGCTCTCCACCGGTAATACGAAGTTCTTCTAGTGTAATGTGTAAGTCTGTTTCCCACCAGTTGAAAAATGCTTCCACATAAGGATTAACTTCTGTAATCTTAAACAGTTGCGCACTATCATGTTTATGAGTAAAATGATTTCTGCCGTCACTGATAAGTCCTGTGTAGGATCCATTGTTGCGAATATCTTTTACCCAGGTTGTGCTGAAGGCTGGATTGCAATAACTACAAGCAAACTAAGATCTGCATCACGATAGATTTTGCTTTTATAAACTCTATCGCTGACAGCGTCACGCTCCATGTCTTCAATTTTCCAGCAATATTCACAACCAGCTGGGCGTTCTCCTGCTTGCATCTTTGCTCTGTCTGCTTTTTTCTGTTCAGTATTGTGTAGTAACTTAGGGTTAGACAAAACTTCATTAGAGTCTACTAAATGAGCTGGGGGATGATGGCAACTTGTAGTCATACCCGAACCTAGCCAAATAGTAGCATTATACCACTTAGCTCCACAAAAGCTGGGACTCAGAGTATCTAGCACTCTTTTACGATAATCTATATCTGATTCTGACATAGTGTATGTATGGTTATAACTGATTGGCAAGATATTTACATTCTTCCCACCAAGAATTCATTTCAGGATAAGTTTTTATGAAGTTTGTATCTCTTCTGCGATCATGTTCGGCAAAAAATCTATAAAAATCTGCTTTACATTGATTAATGTAATCTGAATCTAAATCTTGTCCATCTCTCATCCAGGCAATGTCTCTATCCATGCGTTGTACTTCAAAGTCTTTGAATCCTTTAAAACGATTTTCTTCTGTTTCTGGATTGCGAATCATGAACATAAAAACTTTTTCAAGTTCCATTGCATAACTTTCGGGTAATATTTGCATGCTTTGCCATGCTGGTTGTCTTAAAACCGGAGTGTCAAACCAAACTCGTTGGTATGTGTTACTGTATATTTGTCTTAAACCTAAGATACCCACAAACAATTTGTCTAAACTTGTTACACTAAGATTGTTCATGGTTATTATAAATGTTAAACTACTGCGATATGGTACTTCGTTCAAGAACTGATTAACTCTGTCCCACAGTAAATCAAAATCTAAACCATTACGCATATATTCTGCTTGTTCTCCCCATCCGTCGAGACTAACGTATTGCATGTAATGCTCGACCCTGTCTCCTTCAGTTAACATTTTGACATATCCTAAATACTTTTGCCATAATTTTTCGTCTACACTAAAATTACTGGTAACATTTAGATGCAGTTTAGGATTATCATGCTCTAGTACATAATCAAACACGCGATATGTATTTTTATCCATGAGAGGCTCGCCGCCAGTCATACGAAAATGTTCTAGTTCAGGATACAATTCAGGCCACCATTCCCAAAATGCTTCTACATAAGGATTGTATTCTCTGTGCGGAATCGGACGTCTGGCGCCTCGAAAATGACTTGGGTCATTGTGTGGTGTGCTAGTAGGATAAGCACCTTGTGTTTCGCTTTCATGCATCCAGCTCGAACTAAACTGAGGACTACAATAGCTGCATTTTAGATTACACACACTGTTGAAGTTTACTTCAACATAGCTGGGCACCACAGGAGTGTCCCAGTCGCTGGCAATTATTGTGTCGTAGTCTTTCATTGCCCAAGGCTCGCCCGATCTATAGTGTCTATCACTGAGCTTGCCGTTATCTTCCATTGCCCAACAATACCCGCACTCTTCAGGTCGCACACCTTCAAGCATTAGCTTGCGCATCTGCTTTTTATGATCTGTATTATGAAGAGCACTTGGGTCTGCTTTGAGTTGAATGGCATCTATTGCATGTAAAGGAGGATGATAGCAACTATTGTTCATACCATTTGTTAAATGCAAACTAACCTGTTTCCACTTTGCCAAGCAAAAACTAGGACTTACAGTATCAAGTTTTTGTTGTGCTCTCTCAGCGTCACTTAAAAAGTCGCTTTTAAAGTTTTCGTCTACTCCGTCGCCTTTGTTCTGTTTCATAATTAAAAGTTGGATCCTTCTGTGTGAAAAAAATTTATTACCGCCTAATAGATAAACTGATATCTGAATATGTCAGATTCATAAACACATTATAATTGTGTTCTAATATTTCGGACATATCACTGTACATGTTTTTTATTTCATCCATTGGTTTTTCAGCAATGTAATCAATAATTTTTTTAATTTCCACTAAGTTATGATATCCAGGGTCTTTTTCATAACCCTCGTCCCAATAATCACTGAATGTTTTAAATCCTAGTTTTTTTACATTTGTTAATATATATTGCGGACCGTGTATTATAAATGGAGTTCTCGTACACACACTTCTCCAAAATTTTTCTGTTAAAAAGAAATTTTGCCCTTGATACCATGTTTCGCAAATAATATCAACAAAAAATTTGTTATAATATGGCAATACTTTGTACTTGTCAGATATAATTGGATAAGTCTGAATCGGATCTTTTAGTATAGGGCTATTCTTTATTAAAGACACTGCATTATCAAATTCCACACTGTTTGGACCATAAAGTTCCAACAATTTTTCTAGCTCTAAATGAGTCTTATGATAATCCGAATTATGTTGCCAGTGAAATGTTTGAAATGTCTTCTTCTGTTAGCTCATACATAAAATCTGCAAAAATTTTTATATTGACATGAGGATATGATTCTAGATGATTGCCAGTGTTTACAGTAATTTTTTTGCAATCTACTCCTAGACTAGATAGATATTCAAAAAATTCAGGTAATTCGGTTGATCTCAAGTCGGGAGACTCCATCATTAAATCTATAATGACGCTACCGTTGGCATAGTACTCATGCAATATTTCAGCTGCTTTGCACATTGGATTCCAAATTTTACTATCGTTAATTTGTAGTAGTACCATCGGTTACTGTAGTCAAGTGGTTGATATATGAAGAGCTGTCTGCTGCTGTTGGGCACTGCCCACAAATCTTATGAGGCTTACCAAAATTTTCAACAAACTCGAGTAGTTTTTCATCGGTGCTGTTATATGTAATAGGAGTTGGAATATACTTTTTCCATTGGTCAAAATTTGGATTTCCAAAACGCTCTAATGTTGGCTCTAATAAGCCAGCGGTACTACATTTATAAATTTTATCATTAACCATTAATGGACAAGTTTGTTGAATGCAGATATCAAATGCTTGAGCAGAATCGCTGTGCCACGGAGCCATGTCATGGTAATTATTTTTATAAGTTTTTATAAATGTGTCGGGTCTTTTAACGTGAAATCTAAAATCATTATCAGTAATATATCGATCAATACCAAATTCATTTATTTTAGTCCAATTATATTTGTTTATAATATAGTCAATACTGTTTTCGATATTAGTATTAGTTTTATGAACAGTAATCTTAAAACTTATGTTTCCTAACTGTTGCATTAGATCAATTGCGCCTAGATGTTTATGTAATAAGACTCCATTGGTAGTAAATCTGATTCTTGTTTCAGGATACATTTCTCTAAGCCCAACGAGCCAATCCTTATAATCGTCTGTGACCAATGGCTCACCACCGATTATTCCTATTTCGGCGATATTAATTCTAGTGTTCCACTTTTCAAGATGTGGTTTAATTTCTTTCCAAGATTGGACAATTCGATGAGGCATATCGCTGTAATTACTGCATCCAAAACAATTTAGATTGCATAACTGTGTTATCAAAACTTCGACAAAAGGAAGTGTAATCATTGCTCTTTTACCATTGGACCACAATTGCGCCAGTTACTTCTGTAATGTTGTTTAAAGAACGCACTAGTGTCTCCGTCCATGTCCAACACGGGTAAATCCAACTGTGTGCTTATTTGTTCTCCCAGCAAACTGATATTATACTCAATGTTATCTTGATCAATATAATCACTGCTATAAATTTCTTCCAGTGCATCAAACCATTGCACCTCGCGATGATCCCAATCAGTAAGCATGGTCATGTGTGTGCCCATCCTTGCACCTAGTATAGCATAATCTCCATACTCAACATCTCTACCTACGTTTTGCCACACAGTTAAATGATCCAAATTGCGAGCATGAACACGTTCTTGGAACTCTGCTACACTAGGTTTGCGTCCTCGATCCAAACACATTTTAACACCTTCACGAAATCCAGCTCGCCAAGCATGATATGCACTACCGTTTGGATAGGTTGTGCTATAACAATCGTGCATTGCCCAGTACAGTGGGTCGAAACAAAATTCTACATCAGTGGCATCGTCGCCTGTACTGTTTTCGTGCGTTTGCATGTTATACACAAAGTTTTTGGTCCAACAACTAAGTCCGCCGTTTCCATACATAAGCCCGTTAATGTGATTGCGGGCTCTCCATCGGAGTACAGCATCTTTGCTCGTATCATCGAACTCTAACGTCAGATTAAAGAAACGTTCGTCGGGAAGATTATCTCCGTCAATGAGAATAAATCTATCTGTAGTACTAGCATCTGCCGCTGCTTTATGTGCTGCATCACTGCCTTTTACTCCGTCGACACGAATAGCCCAAGGAATCATGTTTTGTATTTTAACCCAAAATTCTTCTTTTTGCGGCTCATCGTAGCTCAAGTATACTACATCTAAATCTGCTACATCAATTTTCATAGGTTTTAGTTTTCCAATGTGTTCCTGTTTTTGCGATAATCATTATGTTATCCGGGTGTGTTGTTGTTCCAGTGTCGCTAGGAATAAGTTTACGATATGCTCCTACAGTGTTAAGATTGATTATTTTACCATCTTTGACAACACAATGATAATTGCCAATACTGTATGTTTGCTGATCTACTACAATATATGTACCTGGTTCGTTCTCCATACTATAAAATAATGGCTCCCCGGAGTTTTTGTCGTAGTAAAGTCTGTACTCAGGGTGAACAGTTTTTTGTGGTTCTAGTCCTTTTAAGGCTTCAAAAAAAGCATCACTCATAACACTTTCCAAGATCTCTTGCTAAATCTTTCACGTGGTAATGCAGTAATCCACTTTGACTAAACCCATTTAGCCTAACTTGCCCACTGATTATTTCCCATACCAGTTGTTTGCTCCAGTCTTTTGCTGTCAGATTATTGATAGCAGGCTTCATGTGTGTAATCTGGGGGCCGTTCATTGATATAAACTGCTCTTCTCCCATAAAAGCAATAGCGATTGCATAGGCTAAGTCTGTGTTTACAGGTTCGCACTTGCCATAGACTAAACTGTTTTGCACACTGCTCCAATTATTCATCAAATTTTTTACAGTAGTAAAAAAGTTTTTTGCTAAAGGACTTACACGCCAGTATGTAATAGCATTATACACATCTGGTAACTGATTAGAATCGAATATTTTTCTGTAAAGTCTGCTGGTTGATGCATCATCTTTGTAGTTCCTACACCCTGTGCTTACCCAAACATCAAAATGCCTAAACAATGTCCACCAATGCTCAAACGGACCAGTAACAATCATGTCTGCTTCTAGCTTTACAGTTTCGTGAAATGGGCTAGCATTGTATACTTGCCAGTCGTTTAAGTATCCACCTAAATCTTCTACTACACGAACATAATCAAACAACGAATCTTGTACATTCTCATTAGATAGTAAACATATTTTAACATCAGGATGCTGATAACGCAAACTTTGAGCCAATGTGCGAGCACACTCTACATAATCAACGTCTGCTGTATTAAAAGCAGGAATAATGTATCCTCTATCGTCACTGTATCTCAAGTAACTTCTCCAAATTTCGTTTACCCATCAGGTGCAGGTCCTGGTTTTTTACAGAGATACGTTTAGGTTTTAATTCTTCGTTCTCGTATACTGTATATACTAACGTCCAGGCATCTTCTAATTCTATATTGCAACTATCAGGCACATTTATTAGTGGCCATGGAATACACTCTTTGGGCATGGTACCCCCATTTATTAATAGCAATGCCAGGCTTAGTGCATAATCATTGCGAAAAGGTTTCTTTTGAAAATGAAATAAATTTGCGTAGTGATTGTAATTGTCTTGTATCATACGCCAAGCATCAAAAACATCATGAGTGTACTTGCTACGATCGAACACACAAACAGTTGCCCACCACATGGGTGTTTTTAGTGTTCCAAACGTTTCTGTTTTAGGTTCTATTTCGTTCACGTACATTCTAGTATTGTGTGCAAGAAAACTTGCATCGCTATCTAGTGCTGTTTTCAGTACGTCACTGCTTATCCAATAATCTGCATCTAATAACAATGTCCTATCATAAGGTGTATCCATTAATGCATTACAACGTCCGCTGTTACGCCACTCTACAGGAGCATCACAATCTGCCCAACTACGTTTACCTGTAACATCAGTAGCACCTTCCACAATAGTAGCGGGAATACCCAAATATTGTTCTACACGATGGGCACACTCGCGAGCAATACGAGTATATTCTATATCACCATCTGTTGCGTATATTAATGCACCGATGTTCATCGCTCTTGCTTTAATGTTTCTAGTTCGGCATGCCATGCATTCATTTGTTCTTGCCAGCGTTGCATTGCAAGATTTTTTAATTCTTCTGCGTCAACTTTTATAGGATTACCGTGTGTGTCCAACAATACTGGTTCAAAATGTTTGTTAGCTATGCACAAATTACACTGTGTAATAAGTGCAGGATCAGCATACCACATGCCGCCTGCATGTGCAAACTGCATTTTTGCTGTGTATTTTTCTCGTAAGACACGTTTTGCTTGATTATGATCAAAACGTTTGCGAATTCTTTGTGATAGTTTATCTGTATCCATAGCCATATATCTATTATACAGAATAATTAGTCAAAAATAAAGGCCCCAGAGGACCTTTATAGTTACTTTGGTAGTTTTTAACTAGATAGTGACCAACTAGCAGCGTTCATACTTGGTGTACCCCAGCTGTTGTTGTTCAAGTTACTTGTGCTCGGTGGACGAACAACAGTTGTCATAGTAAGTGTACCATCAACAACGTCAAGTGCGTTACCTGATCCAGAACCGTCTGGAGCGATAGTATCAGCTGCATCGTCACGTAGTAGAACACTAAATGTAATTGTGCTACCCGAAACACTTGCTTGAATACGAATATAGTTAGCAGTATAAGGTGCACTGTCAGCATACTGTAGGAAAATTGTAGTTGCTGTACCAGTATAGTCTTCTGCACCAGTACCTGTTGCAAGTGTAGTAGGTGCGATAGTACCAGTTTTGGTTAACAAATCCGCCCATTCTTGTGATTTTGCATCGCTACCGCCTGTGAGGCTAAAGCTCATACGAATATGTCCGCCTGCGTTAAAGAAATAACGCAAACTTGCCGCATCAGCAAATGTCACAGTTTTAGTAGTTGCAGCCTGAACATCCCATGTACTGCTTGTAGTTGTAGTACCGTTTGTGGTAATGTCAGTACCGTTTGCGGCAGCATTATTTCTGTTGTTGAAAATACTGTTAATATTAGTTTGCAGTGCCGCGTAATACGCAATGGTATCGCCAGCACTAGGATTACTAATAGCAGTAATACTTGTTCCTTGATGAGCAGCAATGCTGGTCATTCGTGTTAACAAGGTTGCCCACTGGGTTGCAGTAATTACACTACCGGCACTTACAGCACTTAAAGTGTTAGTCTGCCCGTACCCTTTATCGCCAGTACCAGTACCCCAAACAGTATTGATATTAGGTTCATTATTGTCTCCTGTGCCTGCTGCATTACCAGTTGCAAAGATATTATAATCGTCGTCGAGTATGGTATTACCTTGGGCATAATTATCTGCTGCCATTTATTTTCCTTAGTTGCTAATTCTTACAATTGCTTCAACTGTACCTTCGCCTGCTGTAGTCTTTGATTCTAGTGCTCTACCAATAACGTTAAAAGCAGTGATTTCTCCTGCTGTAGCAGATCTTGCTACTCCGTTACCAGCACTTACCAATCTATCACCTTTGGCAACTGTACCAATTACAAGCACAGGAACACGCCCAGTCATGGCAACTGCTGGATGTGTTTCGTCGCTTCCAGCGCCGCCATTCATTGTAAATGCAGGCTTCGTACTTACTACACCAAAAACTTCATCTGAAAGTTCTTCACTTGCACGAGTAATTTCTGCAACTCCGCCTAATTGTACCACTGTACCTGGCGCATAAACTGTATCTGCTTCAAAACGTTCTGCCAAATCGGCGTATTCTGCTGAAGTTGCTTTTGCAAATACTGTGTCAAATGCAACAGTTGAACTACCAATATTACCTACACCATCTGCGTTTAAGTTAGTAATACCCGTGACACCAACTGTTGATTCGGCGCCGTCAATTTGCATAACTGTTGTTGTTGCACCGCCATCGTTAACTTGGAAGAAAACATCGCCATCTTGCGTCTGATTTCTGATATAAAAATCACTACCGGTTACACTCAATCTACCATCGCTGTCAGCACCTACATTAAGTCCAGCGTCATTGAGAACACTTAGTGTTCCAGTAGTACTGGTATTTGTGTTGCTTCTCATAAATGCTGTGCTGTCTAGGTTATCCAACAAATCAGCATTTGTAGCTGTACCCTTGAGTACAGCATTTGAAACAGTTGTGCTTAGGTTAAGACCTGGGCCAATTGTGGCAAAGCCTGAGATAGCAACTGCCGGTGTAAATGTTGCATCTTTGCTCCAAATACCAACAATAGTGTTGTTTACATACATTTGTATTACAACATGGTCTGTTCCTGGAGAAGTATCAGTGATTGTGGTAACAATCGCACCTGATGTGCCTTCGCCACTGGTAAATGCTGGACCAATTGTTGTAAAGTCGGAACCATTGTACACTTTTAATTGATCATTTGTGGTATCCCACCAAAGGTCTCCGGTTACATTGCTAGTTGGAGTAGATGAACTAGCTATTGCACCCGAAATTGATTTGAAGAGTGTTCCGTTGTAAACTTTGATTACGTTGTTGGTTTTATCGTACCAAAGTTGGCCTGTGAGAGGATCACCGGGTGCAGAGGTATTAGCACCGCTTTCTAAAAGTTTGATGATATCTTCATTTAGAAATTCACCATACCCAGCATAGTTCTTCCCTACCAAGGTCATGCTTGAATCTGTGTTGATAGTACCATCTGCAATAACTGCAAAAATTGTACCGTCTGTTAAGTTAATGGTATATGCCATTTGTTTCTACTCCAATTATATTGTATTTACCAATTCTTTCTATGCGTATATTTATGTTGAACTTAAATTTGTTAATGTTTGTATACGCACTGTATAATCTATTTGTATTTGTCTGTTTAAACTTTTTTGTACTGGATGGAAAATAACATGCGTTATCAATCTTAAGTCACTTGCACTGCCATTCCAGGTCTTAAGTCCTAATTCGTCGAATACAAAATCCCCATTAAAATCTGTACTATTATCAAATGCTGCTTGACCTGCAGGCTCTCCGTAATCTAGCAAACAACTCACAAGAATGTCGGTGTAAACATTGCCAGCGGTGTGAAGCACTGTAAGTTTATTTCGGCTAGGATCGGTGTTGCTTGCACTAAGATCATCAACTACTTTAGTATAAGTTTGATTGTATAAGTCAGCATTTTGACCTGTTGAGTTAGGTGGTAGATATGTGATGACTCCGGTTGGGTCTACACTGCTTCCTCCGTTACCGAATGCCATACTATAAATTTGACCAATGGTTTTATTAGCAAGACTGTTTGCCAGACTTTCACTGATGTTTTCATAATGAATGGCATTTCTTTTATCAACAAATACTTCTTTGTTGTTTGGATCAAATATTTTGATATGACCACTGATAGCAATACTACCGGTGTCATTTGGTTTAGTATTAGACATTTTTTTCTCTTCTTTCACAACAGATTTTTCTTTTTTAGAATCCATATGCTATTTACCTTTATATATCACCACGAATAAACCTTGCAGCTTGAGTTGTTTGTTCTTGCAGTGCAATACCGTTGCTAGCAGTGTTAGTGCCTTGTGCATACATTACCTTACTCTTAATAATGTAAATGTATACTTCTACTCCGTCCCCGGGAGCATCAACTAATGTAATTTCAGCATAAGGATCAACTTGTGTTACAGTGTAATCACTATCTGCTAATTCTGTGCCACCCACACGCACACGAACTGCTTCTTCAATTTCTGTGCTGTCTATACCATTTAATATTGTAACATTACTTGCACCAAACAACCGTGTATTGCCGTCGCCAATGAGTGTGTTTTTGTAAACTGTCTTTTGATAAGCAGAAGGCAAAGATTCATCAGGCCCTGAGTTAATGACAGTCGCTCCTATAGAATGTGATGCCACTGCTGTTCCGGCGACACCTCTTCGCAACCCGCTCACAGTGTTGTTCCATTAGTCTCTGTTTCTATATGTAATACGTTCACCGTTGATAGTAATAACACCAAATATGTTATCGTCTAGTCCGGGTTCACTGAG